CTCCAAGTGCAGCTACAATCACATCAACTCAGTTATTAACTGCAGTAACAGAAATAGCAATCACATTAGGTAGTGCACAAGCAGTGACTGCTGGTGATTTAGTTACTCAAGCAGGTGGTGGTACACAACAAGGTGTTGTAAAAACATCATCATCTGGAACAACAGTCACATTGATTGGTGTAACTGGAACATTTAATACTTCTGCTGATTTGATTCTTAATGGTGCTGGAACTGGAAAAACACCTACTGCTGTCTCGACTACATACACTAGCAAGCCCATGTGGACAACGACCATAGATGGGGGTACCTTCTAGCTTTAACAATGGCAAACTCTAATAATGATGTTGATGTAAACACTTTGATTAAAATTTACAATCAAAAAATTTCTACATTAACAAACCAAAATATTCTTTTGGAAGCGAAATTGACAACTGTAATGACAGACTTTAATGATGAGAAAACTCAATTAGCAGCAAAAGCACTTGAGTGGCAAGAAAAATACGAAAATCTAGCAGCTGAGGTAGAAGCAGAATAATGGCACAACCATCATCAAGACAAGGATTAATCGACTATGCATTAAGGAAGTTAGGAGCTCCTGTGCTGGAGATTAATATTGATGATGATCAGATTGACGATCTTGTTGATGATGCGATTCAAATTTTCAACGAGAGGCATTTTGATGGTGTTGAAGAGATGTTTCTTAAGCATGAATTTACTCAGGATGAATTAGATAGAGGTAAAGCAACATCACAAACTGATTCAGACAACACTGCAGGTATTGTAACAACAACCGGCACATCTACTGCAATCAGTGGATATGGAACAACCACTTCAAGTTTTGTAGAAAATTCTAATTTCATTCAAATTCCTGATTCAGTTATTGGAATTGAAAAGATATTTAAATTTGATAGTAGCTCCATTTCAGGTGGAATGTTTAGTATTAAATATCAATTATTTTTAAATGATCTGTATTATTTCAACTCAGTTGAATTATTACAATATTCTATGACTAAATCTTATCTTGAGGATATAGATTTTTTACTTACACCTGAAAAACAAATAAGATTTAATAAAAAACAGAACAGGTTGTATCTTGATATGGATTACAACTCAATCAATGTTGGAGATTTTATAGTCATTGATTGTCAAAGAATATTAAATCCAAACGATTTTACAAAGGTTTATAATGATCCATTTTTAAAAATGTATTTGACTGCACTTATGAAAAGGCAGTGGGGTCAAAATTTAATTAAATTTAGAGGAGTTAAACTTCCCGGTGGATTAGAATTAAACGGAAGAGAAATATACGATGATGGCCAAAGAGAAATAGATGCTATCTTACAGAAGATGCAACTCGAATACGAGTTACCTCCTTTAGACTTTATCGGGTAATATGTATGGCACTCAATCCGTTTTTTCTACAAGGATCTCCCGGTGAACAAAGATTAGTTCAAAATCTTATAAATGAGCAGTTGCAAATTTATGGGGTAGAGGTCACTTATATACCAAGAAAATTTGTAAATAAACAGTCTATCATTGAAGAGGTACAATCATCTCGATTCGATGATAATTTTTTATTGGAAGCGTATGTCAATACCTATGAGGGTTATTCAGGTGCTGGTGATATCATGACAAAATTTGGTGTAAGTTTGAGAGATGAAGTTACACTTACTATATCAAGAGAAAGATTTGAAGATTTTATATCTCCATTTTTAGATCCAGATGATTATGAATTAGCAACGAGACCAAGAGAGGGTGATTTAGTATTCTTTCCATTAGGATCAAGATTATTTGAAGTTAAATTTGTAGAACATGAGCAACCATTTTACCAGTTAGGTAAAAATTATGTTTATCAACTACAGTGTGAACTCTTTGAATATGAAGATGAGGTTATTGATACATCAATTGATGAGATTGATACACAAATAGAGGATCAAGGATTTATAACAACACTTAATTTAGTTGGTTCAGGGGCAACTGCAACAGCATCAGCAACTCTTGCACCTGCTCAGTCTGGTTTTATAAATTCACTTACAATTTTAAACGATGGATCTGGATATACATCAACACCAACTGTATTCATATCAACATCAAGAGACGCATCAATAGGTGTGAATGCATCTGCGGTTGCGATAACGACAGAAAGAAATGGTGTATTCTCTATTAAGGAATTGATATTAACAAATGCAGGTGCTGGATATACAGTCGCACCAAGTATTAGTATTGTTGGTGGAAATGGATCTGGTGCAATCGCTACATGCGGAATTACTACATCTGGAAGAGGTGTAATATCATATACGATTACAAATGAAGGTTCTGGATATACCGTTCCACCATTAATCACTGTAGCAGGGCCTAGTGGTGCTGGAACGACTGCTACTGCAACTGCTATAGTTGACACTGGAAATGCTAAATTATCGTCTATAAGACCTGTTAACCCCGGTGTAGGGTACACTGTCGCACCAGCAGTTACAGTTGCAGATCCAAATATAATCACTGGTCGTGGTAATTATCTCTATAATGATCTAGTTGTAGGTCAAACATCTAACACAGAGGCAATCGTTAGATCATGGGATGCAGATACAAAAATTCTTAAGATTACAAATGTTGGAATTGGATCTACCGTCAGTGGATTTATACCGGGTGAAGAAGTTAGAATTCAAACAGGTATTGATCCGGGAACTGGACACAGGATTCATAAGACAGTATTTGTGTCAACAGGAACAACAACTGGAACAGTTGGTGTATCAACAACATTAATTACTGGTATCAATACAACAGGAATATCTGTAGGTGCTGCAGTATCCGCAGTTGACAATGTTATTGGTATAGGTGTCACTGTGATTTCAATCGGTTCAGGAACAATAACTATTGATTCTCCAAGTCTGAATACATCTTCATCATCATTTACACTCTCAACAGGAACAACATCGTTTATTGCATATAATGTTCGTGAATATGAACAAGAGGATAAATATGATGCATACAGTGATAATGATGAATTTGAACTGGCTGCAGATGAAATCATTGATTTTGCGGAATCTAATCCCTTTGGTACATACTAATGTTAGGCACTTATTTTTATCACGAAATACTTAGAAAGACTGTTATATCTTTTGGTACTCTGTTTAATGATATTCACATTCGACATAAGGATAATAGTGGTAAATCAATTAGCGATATGAAAGTTGCATTGGCATATGGCCCAATGCAGAAATTTTTAGCAAGACTTGAGCAACAAGCAGATTTAAATCGTGCGACTCAAATCACACTTCCTAGAATGTCTTTTGAGATGACAAACATTGCGTATGATGCAACTAGAAAATCCACTATCACACAAACATTTAAAGCATCTGACGGATCAAACTTAAGAAAAGTATTCATGCCAGTTCCATATAATATTGGTTTTGAATTAAATATCTTAGTCAAACTAAACGATGATGGATTACAAATCATAGAACAGATTTTACCATTTTTTCAACCATCTTTTAATTTAACTGTAGATTTGATAAGTGTCATTGGTGAGAAAAGGGATATAAGTGTTGTCTTAGATAATATATCATTTCAAGATGATTATGAAGGAGATTTTGCAACCAGAAGAGCATTAATATACACATTGAACTTTACAGCAAAAACATATCTATTTGGCCCTGTTGCAGATACACCAGAAGGACTTATTAAGAAAGTTCAATTGGATTATCATACTAATATGGATCGTGAGAATAAGAGAAGAGAACTTAGATATACTGTTACACCTAAAGCACTTAAAGATTATGATGCAGATAACACAGCACAATTGACATTTAATATTGGTAAAAATGATGTAAGAATCACCGTTACAGATTCATCTAATTTTTCTGTTGGTGATCGCATCGTAATTGATACTGAAGTTATGAAAGTTGATGCAAAACCAGATGCAAATACTTTAGCGGTCAAGAGAGGATTTAATAGCACTGCTAAAGCAGAGCACCTTGAAAATACAAAAATTAATAAATTAACTACAGCAGATGATAATCTTATTGATATTGATGATGACTTTGGTTTTAGTGAGACATCAAGTATCTTTACTGATTCATTACAATTTAATCCTGCAACAAGGACAGACTCATGATGAACACAAATTTTAACAGTATTGAAAAATCTCTAAATGTAGAAACCTCTATTGTTAAAAAAGATAATGAAAAACCAGAACTACCTAATGTTGTTCTTAAAAAAGATGATGTTGAAAAAGATTACAAGTACACAAGAGGTCAATTATATTCACTAATAGAAAAGGGACAAGAAGCAATAAATGGAATTATGGAAGTTGCAGGTGAGAGTGCAAGTCCTAGAGCATATGAAGTTGCAGGACAGTTAATTAAATCGGTGGCTGATAGTACTGATAAGTTAATGGATCTTCAAAAGAAGATGAAAGATATAGATGAAGAAAAATCAAAAACGCAAAGTAATGTCACAAATAATGCCTTATTTGTAGGGTCTACAAGTGAGTTATCAAAACTACTAAAACAAGGTATTCTAAATAATAATGACTCAGAAACTGCTGAATGATGAAATCCTGTAAAAAAGGATATTACTATTGCAACACTGATAAGAAGTGTAAACCAATTCCCGAAGGATCAGTTCTTCGTGATGATGGATTTTTAATGAAAGAAACCTTAGATGAAAAAGATAAACCATTTGTAAAAAAATTGGTTAAGAAACTAAGGGGTGGTTCTAAAACACATGCGAAGCAAGCAGATGATTTAGAAAAAGCAATGAAGGAAGAAAAACATGGTGATCACGAACCAGAAATGATTCGTAATCAATTGAAGACAGCAGGTAGAGCATCTAAAAGGATTGTAAAACACTCACGCAAGAAAGACAATTTCAAAGCATGGGTACAATCAAAGATAACTAAAG